CAGTCACAGGTTTTTCTATACCTTTACGTCCTGATGTATTTACTTTATTAGGTAAAGTATTACCAGAAACTTTACTAAACCGATATAAAGATGGAACTATGGATGATACTAAAATGTGGAAAAGTTTTAGTGATTCTGCAAAACAAGCAATATTAGGCCCTACTCCTGTTCCACAATTATTTAGACCTATTGTGTCTCTTGCAACTAACTATGATCCATTTACAGGTCGACCTGTTGTTGGACAAGGTTTAGAAGGTTTAGAAGCAAGTAGACAAATAACTCCAAGAACAACACAATTAGCTAAAGCCTATGGAGAAACCTTTGATTCATCTCCTATTAAATTTGATTATTTTATGTCTAATTTTACAGGTACTGCATATCAAATGTTTACTATGTTTGCTAATCCGTTAATAGCTGATATGAGAAAAGAAGTTCTACCAGCAGAAGATTGGAGAACATATGTGCGTAAAAATATACCTTCTGCTTCTGCATTCGTGATGGAAGAGTTTCCAACATCTAGATTAAGAAGTGATTTTTATGAATTAAGAGATTTAACAAGTACAGCTTATGCTACATATAAAGATTTGTTAAAAACTGAAAGAGATGGATCAGCTGAAAAATATATTAAAGAAAAAACAAGACTAGCCCAATTAAATAGAGCGCTTGACTCTACATCATCTTATCTTGGTTTGTTAAGACAACAAAGAAAAGTTATACTAGCAAATGATAATTTATCACCTACTGAAAAACAAAGATTATTAAGAGAAATTGATGTTAGAGAAAAAGGTGCTCTTGAGTATACAATGCGTGAACTAAAATATAGACAATATGGCGGGTTATAATCTCCAAACCCGTATACCCTGAACCCCATCTTCAATAACTACTTTAGCAGCATACTCAAACTGTAACCGTTTGCTTTCTTTTTCAATAGCACGTTTAGCAGCTTCAATATCTACTGCAGGTATAAATATAGATGTGCCTGGTACAAACTTAGGCCAATCTATTTGATAATCTGTTCCGTTAGTTAACATTTCTAGGTATATCCAAATCTAAATTTTCAGGTTGTAACTCTTCAAATCCTGTATTATCTATCCATATACAACGCACAGCAGGAGCACTAATCTCTAGACCCTTATGCATAACTTTAGGGTATGTTGATTTCTTAAGAATGTTTTTCTCCTTCAATCCTTGTACAAAATCTGTGTACTCAACTTCTTTAGATTTTAAATAGTCTCTCATTATAGATACAGGTATATAAATAGTTTTTGTATCTGGCTCAATCCTAACTCTTAAATCTAAAGTAGGTCTTAGTATAGGTGCTTCCTGTAATCCTGTTCTATTATCTGCGTTATTATTTACTACTAATGTCGCGCTCTTAGAACTTAACAAGAAGTCTGCTAATGTCTGAACCGCATTAAAATCGCGTTCTATGACCTCGTCTTTGCCTTTCTTATACTCTAAAGCAACAGCTTTGTAAATAGGTTCAATAGGAATATTATGTATGCCTAGTTTCTTAGAAATCATGGCACCTAAAAATACTGCAGCAAATAGAGCAGAAAATTTCCTATCTTGTGAAGGTATTTTAAGTTCTTTATCTATTTTCTTTTGTAGGGCTTCTAACTGTTGTTTTATCTGATCTATGTTTGCAATAATATATTGAGAATATATTTCTCCCGCATGTCCATAGTTATCAAATATTAAACTGTAATAATTATCAGCTTCTTCTTTAGTCATTGTCTTATCAAAGTCAATAAGTATTTGAAAGAATCTAGCTATGTCTCCACTGGCCTTTGCTTTCTTAGAAAACACAACTGTTCTAAAATCAGTATTACTTGATACTACACATATCAAGTTAAAGGTTGTATCGTTCTGTCTTTCTTTGTTTGTTCCTCCACTACCTAATCTGTTTTTACCACGACCCGATGCAATAAACTTTAGGAAGCTGTGGAGTGCTTCTGGTTTTACATCAGTCATCTCATCTACTGCTGTGGCTAAGTTATTCATATAACCTAATCTATTAACAATAGAGTTTTCAGTATCACCCCATATATTAATTAGTTTTGCATCAATGTCTGGGTTACCATATACACTGGTCATCATCTGTAAGATAGAAGTTTTACCTTGTCCTGATTCAGGATTATATAAGTTAACAATAGATGCTTTCTCTCTTTGTTTTAAAAAGGGCATTAACAATGAACCAAAAGCACAGAGGAAACCAAATGCTCGTAATTCCATTCCTGGTTTTTCATATACAGTTACTGCTTTCTTCCATAAGTCATAACTACCCTTTTTGTGTAAGGTAGGATTAATTTCATCTAAATCTCTAGATACAGGTGTATATTTAATACCAAAGGCACTAATCTCTCTATTACCTATAAGGATTTTATTCTTCTCTTCTACTGGTCCTGGATTCCAACCATATTGTTTTTGCATCATAGATGCTTTTTTATTCTTTTGTTGTGATTTAATACAGGTAACTATATAGTCAATTACTATATCTAATTGTTTGTTACTAGCAACGATACCTGCATCTACAAGAATCTGTCTTGCTTTATCTTTAGTTAATAGGTCTGATGTTCTAGCAATAAACTCCCTCACACCATCGTAGGGTAGGTGTAATTTAAACCATGCAGATTCACCATAAAACTTATCATGGAGTCGTTCAACTAGATAAAAATCATATTCATATACTAATAAGCCGTCATCATCGTCATCGTCCATTGTTCGATATATACCACCGTTTTTACCTCTAAAATAGGGATATGGTAGATCAGGTATATGATATATCACCTTTTCTCCTAACTCCTCACTAACGGCTTCTATAGCGTTGTCAGACCCCTTTGCACGGGCAATTACCCTACCTAGTTGTATTGGTGAAGTTATTTTGCCTTTATGTTTACAAGTTCTGCAACCTTCAGGTCTTTGTGATTCAAATTGTTTACATGTGTGTGGTCCTGGAATTAGTTCTACTTTATCTATAGTCTTTTGATATTCGTAGTCTGGGTGTAGTTTTGATATTTTGTGTATAGCAACATCTCTATCTTCACAGAATCCTGCGATAGATAAACCTGATCTCCAAAGAGGTTCTTCTACTTTGATTTGGTTTAACATAATATATTCTAGTTGAGGACAACCGTCTTTGATAATACAACGATCTATAATCTTTTTAAACTTAGCTGAGTTGTTTCCTAAGATTGCTTTAGTAGCAGGGTCTAACTCTCTCTGACGTTTAGGTCTTTTATCTACTAAGTCAACTGGTACTAACCCTGCAACATCATCAAAGGATATAGCATCGCCTTTTTGTAATACAACAACATCTTTAGGATTATCAATATCTTTGAAGTTCTTTGTACCAGGAACACGAAGTATTCTACTTACATCTGCCGTACACCCATGATCAGCATTTAGTTTATGTTTAATACATAGGAACTTAAATCCGTTTGCTACAGGTTTCCATATATCAGTAGCTACAGCGTCAGTAAGTGACCAATAGCAATGAATACCGTTGCCTGAATCTACTATGGTAGGCGCAGGAAACTTCGTGGCATCAGTAAACTCTCGAAGTGCTTTTAGTGCATCGTCTTTAGTTCTGTAGTCTTTCCACTTACGTTTCTTTTCATCATAACCACAATCTATATCTAACCAAAAAGCCTTTTGCTCTTTAGAGTTTATACCCTTACGACCTTTTTCATAATCAGCTTCTAACCAAGATGACATTGTAAAATATACATCTTGTTTATCATTTAAAAAATTAGATATAACCTTTTCAGCTTCTTCTATAGAGTTTACAAATTTAGGCTGTACTATGTTTTGTTGGTCTTTCCCTGCGATTATATATGGTCCCAGTTCAGGCCATATATGCTCTAAAAATTCTTTTGTTTGCATCGTCTTCCCGCAATGTTTAAGTTTGGTAGGGAGGTAACCCTCCCATACCCTATTCTTCTATTGTTAATTCTGCAATGATTTTATTAATAATTTCTTCTTTATCTTTTGCAGGTTTTGCTTTACCCGAAAACCAATCATATACTGCTTGGCGAGAAATGTTAAGTCTTTTTGCTATCTTTGTCACAGGATATTTCTGTGAGATGCATATAGCGCCAAGAGTAACACCTAGACTTGGATCAGCATTTTGATTGGCCTCCATTACTATTTGTGAATACCCTCTCATGGTTTCTCCCTATGACCAATCTGATACTAAGTCATCTAGACTTACATCATTAATGTCTGCTTTAGGTTGTTGAACAGGCTGAGGTTTAGGTTCAGCTTTAGGTTCAGCACGTTTAACAGGTTCAGGAATATCTTCTTCATCAACTGCTTCAGCTTTTGGGAAAGGATCAGCTTCACGTTTAGCTTGAGGTGCAGGGGCAGGTTGACTATTTGCTTCTTCGTCTTCCTCTTTATTAACATTAACTGTTAGTTGAATAGCCCTCTTACTATCATCACTTTTACTTTTCGCAAGGCATACATCATACTCTTCATCATTAAGAATTCTAATTGGTTTGAAACCAATCTTAGTACTTGATGAATCCATATCAAATGACATACGTGATACAACTGACATTAAGTTTTGATTGTTAGCACGAACATAATCTGTGTATTCGTGTAGTGGTCTACGTTCAGCAGTACCATTACCAAAGATA